CTTCAATTGTGCATAATGCGCTTTTAAACATATCGTTCCCATATTTGTCTCGTAAAAGCAAAAATTCTTCTTCCGTAGGCAATCGCATATTGGAAAAACAATACGGTGCTTGTTTCTTGATATACGACAGGAATTTGTGATATGTCTTGTTGCATTCGGAAGATTTCAGCAAAGCATCATTCGTGTCCTGAAACAAATTTGTAGCCCCTCTTTTTATCTCAGTCAATATCCAGTTTCTGAAATGCTCCATAAAGCCTTTCCTGTCTTTCGAGATAGTTCCTCCGGCTTTTAGGCTTATCACGAACTTGTCAAGCCATAGAAGAAACATGTCATGGTCGAAAACCTTTATCCCGTTACGGTACAAATGAAGCCTTATTGCTTCTTCCCATCCGCTATCTGCTGACAGCTCATGTTGCAATTCACTGAGACCTATATCACAACTTCCAAAATCATAACCCATTTTTTCTTTTACTCTATTTATAGAGTTTTCTTTATTTATTTCTTCTTTCTTATTATTTGGGTTAGAGGTGGGTTGCAAAATTCCATCATTCTTATGCAGGTGGGTTACTAGGTGGGTTATTAACCCTTGTAACTCTCTATCATTTAATTTGTTAGGTGGGTTACTAGGTGGGTTATCTACAACTTCACCATTATATTTCTCAAAATTGATGAGAGTGATCACATTAACTCCTTGGCTATTATCAGTAGTGATCATTTTCTCTCTCTTCAACTTTCCAAGTAAAGATTTAACCCATTGTTCAGATCTTCCCCATTTTTTAGCAAGAAATCTATTGGATGCAGGATATTGCCCTCTTCCCCATGTTACTTCATAACACCCGATGCGCGACGTAGTCGATGATGCCTCAAATCGTGCTGACTGTATCAAGTCAATCCACGCTTCGCACTCATTAAATGCCCGGGCGGCCTGCCATATCTTGTTATCAAATAACTTGCGGCTTAGTTTTATAAATCCTTTATCGCTCATTTCTTAGAATGGATTATATTCTTTTAAAACAAAAGATTTTACATCGCTTACAGACAGATTATAATTGGGAATATGTGCTTCCTTAATTACCCAATTCTTTTGTTGGTACTTAAAATGAATACCATTTAATCCATATTTGTATAAATAGATTTTAAAATGGGGGCTATTGTTATAGAGAAATACAAAATCAGATCTACATTCTATTTCCTTTCCTATCAAGAAAAATTGTAAGGATATAGGGCGGTTATGTATGTTACATCTTTCCTCTATATATTTAGATATTCCTGTGCCATATCTTGCTGCTTGAGCCATTGTTGACATATTAATAATATCTTTTTTCAGTTCGTAAATTGATATTATCACATCTTCAGGATTAATACTTACAGTCATTAAATCAAGTATTCCGTAATCACCAAGATTTACCTGTCTGTACATTTTACCTGATATTGATAGCCCTTTATTAAATAATTCATATTTTCCATATTCACTTTGGTATGCTTCCCAAATAATGTCCTCTAAATCTTTCTCTAAAAATTCCATATTACTTTTTTATTATTTCAATTAAATAAAGCAAATTGACTTCTCCATTTTTAGGGCATTTAGGTATATGTTCTATTTCATTCATTATTTCTCCTATTGTTTTCATAATTTATGATATAAGAGGTGTGGCAGCCTTGTATAAGGCTACCAGCACTTAGTTGATTATATTTTTGTTATTTCTTGATACAGAAGATTAATTGTGTCTACATCATTCTTGAAGCATTCAAGTGTTTCTTCATTGACACATGAAGCATAGTTGAACAAAATCTGTACAAGCTGGTCCGCAAGTTCTTTCGGAGGCATGAACTCGTTGAAGAAATCATTTAATGAAGTAAAGTCGTACTCCTTCATAACAGACCTCCTTTCTTCGCTGAAATGAAGCAAGCAATAAACGGTAATATAAACAAGATAGGGTTAATGATAGTGAGTACTAACATTATCAACACAAAAATGGCTTTTACGTTAGCCGATAACGTAGATGTAGAAGTTACTGTACTTCGCTTCTGCTCTAAATTTGTCGGGTTTGGCATTTGAACAAATTTTGAGTTATATAATAAAAGAAGGCTATTGCCTCTCCAAGTCGCCAAACCCGATACACATTATTGGAATGAGTATCCACGAGAGAACAATAGCCTTATATCTTTGTGGTATAAGTATCTAATGGACATAAAAAAGCCCATTCCAAATAAATATGTTAATGCAGGTTTGGCGTACTTGCACCGCAAAGATACAACTCAAATTCAAAATACCAAAATAAAATTCAAATATCTTTCAAATAATTATCCACCACTTTAATAAACTCGTCTAATGACCGAACAACGATGTATTTGTTACCATTTGCCTCACATTCCTTTTGCCATTCTTTTTGGACCGGTCTTTGGTATTCTCCCGGCTTTTTCATTTCCACACACAAAGCTCCATAGAAACGATTGCTCTTAAGAAGTATCAGGTCTGCGACTCCGGGAAGCATACCTTCATCTTTCATATAAGCTCCGTTCCTTGCAGAACGTCTTGCCGCATTAGGAACAGCAAACAGCATATTTCTGAGATGGGGATATTTTAAACGGAAATATCTAACACAAGAACATTGTATTTTATGCTCTTCATTTTTGGGCTTACTACGGCTGCTTGCCACACAAGCCTTGGATTTCATCTCTTCGTATGTCATAATTATTATTTGTTTATGTAGTACGGCATTATTTAAATCCCCATTCTTTCATGTAGTCAATGTTTTCAGGGAATCCTTCTACCAATATAGGGCTGAGGAATATCTTATCACTTTTTAAATTTGATCCTCCCCATTCGGTGGGTGGACACTTTTCATATTCTTCTTTAGAAACTTCACTTACACAAAAATGTGTCTGAAAGCCATATCCTTGTACACTTACTCCTAAATAACCGAATTTACGTAATGCCCACTCAAAAGCAATATCTCTATAAAAGTAATGTTTGGAGAATACTGCTACATATATCTTATGTGTAAAATTCCCTGTTTCTGTCAAATCCGGATTACATCTGATACAGAAATATTTAATACGTGAAAGTATTTTTTTTGCAAAATTCTCATATTTTTCACAATCCTCTTTTGAAAGAAACTCTTCCCCATCATATGCGATGTAAACAGTCTTAGTAATTTCTTTTGTTTCCATGTTATTCTTTTAATTAAAGACCCGAAGCGTATTCTCCGGGGCACAACCATTATTTATTAACCCATGCCATTGATGTGTGGCTCACATTTATGTGTCAGCAGCAGGACTTGCACCTGCATGATAGGAGTTTTTCTTGGACTTTCACCAAGTAGTTTTGCTTTTTCACGTTGCGGTGACATTCAGCATTACCTGTTATTAGCTCAGTGGTTTGAATTTCTTTTTACAGCTAACCGTAACATATTGACTTGCCAACCTATCTATAAGAGCTTCACTTTAGTGTATCTCATTGTTCCACCATACTGACTGACCATTACTTAATCAAAATTGAAATTATCCTCACCGTTAGGATCTTCGTCCGGCATATCATTACCGAAATCCATCGGAATGAACCAATCTGAAATATAGTCTTGCATGATTTAATCCTCCTTTTGGCTACTTAGCCATTCTTTATAATCTTTCTCGTAATATTGGGGTATTATACCTTTCCTCATAAAGTCTATGTATTCTTGTACAGTACAATCATCCCAATCAACTCCGTTGTCTGGTATATCTTCCGTTTCTGATGTACAAAGAGTGTATTCAAATGGATTATACCCACTGTTGAGCCCATATTCTTCAACTATCTTGATTACATTTTCATCGGTGGTTATTTGTTTGATTTCACTTTCAGCCACACACCCGGATATTTCAGAGTGTTTGCCAAGTACTTCACCGAAGTAAACACTGATTTTGTTATTCACTAAGTATTCGACATCTTCTGTGTCTGCAATAAATACTCCTTCAAGATTGCCCATTCTTCCGCAATCGAAGTCCATTTTAAATAATGCTTTCATAACTAAATCAAATCAATTATTTTGGTTTTAACAATCGCATCCAATCTCATATCAGACAAACCTTGTGAAAGGTGTTGTTCCATCAAAGTGTTTGCCTCCTTTAAATCCTTTGCGCAAACCAAATTATAGTATTTCAATTCTTTCTCATTGCCGTTCTCATCAATCTGAGTATCTACAATGGTAGCCTTGAAGAATGGTTTGTCTTCTGTCTTTTCGTTGATTATCTCAATGATGTTTGAACGTGAAATGGAGAAGACATCAGATTCCATATTATCGGATGCGTACTGTTCGATCCCTTTGGCTTCCGCTTCTGCAAAAAGTGAGCAGTCTGTAATGAAGTGTTCTTTTACTTCTTTTTCAAGACCGTCCTTGTTAGGTTTCATCACCTTTAACTTTACCTCGTAATACATATCATTCCTCCTTTGTCTTGTTACGTTCCTTAATCATTGCATCAGCTATTTGGTAAGCTGCTTTAGCCTGTTTTTCAGAGTTGTAGTTTGTAATACTAACTTCTTTGGATGGGAAAAACAATGTTACAATTCTATTCCATAAAGTTCTCCTGCGTTTTGCTGTCATCATTATGCACTTCATTGCTTCAAGTGCAATATGATCGCGCGATATGTTGCTTTCCATAATTTTATTGCTTTAATTGATTAATAATTTGTCTTTTGATTTTCTTGTACAACTTCCCGACAAAACGTCCATGCTTCTCTGTTCCGTCATCGGGCAACTCGTTTTTATAAATATGAAGAAGTAACTGGATGAGAAGCACTTCTTGTTTTGTCAAAGTAAGTTTCATTTAAATATGAAATTTGTTTTGTTCAACCTCTATCTCCATCAACTGAATCAAACGTTCTTCGTTTGGAGATGGGATATATATACCACATTGGGCACTCGAAAAATTCCGAAACCGCTCAATAGTTAGGCTCATCTCCGCGCTGTCAAGATCAGAAGAACTTCGTAGATACTTTATCCGACCCAAAAACTTGTCTTCTCTCTCACGGACGAAAGTGTCTTTGTTGCAGAGAATCTTGTAATAGTTCCGCTTTACATATTCCATCGTTTCACCGATTTGGCAACCGAAATAAGCAAGGCAGACATGAAGGTATTTGTTGGCTTGAATACCCCTTTGCGGTCTCTTTTCCGTCAATTCAAACACCTTCTGTTCCTTTATCAACTTCTCCAGCTTCGCTCTTGCCTGCTGGACGTGGAGAGGATTGGAACCATCGTACTTCATCAGAAGGGCAAATCTAGATCATCATCCTGGGAAACACTCGGAGCATTATTTATATCCTCTGGGCTAGGTGATGTATTCTGAGGTACAAACTCTTTGAGGTCACCAAAAATATACCGTGTACCTTCTACCCGTTCCTCTCTTTTAGGAGAACAAGTGATGAAATGCGTATGCCCGAACTGGGATTTCTCTTTGCGCTCGATAACAGCCACATTCACATAGATTCTTTCAACTCCGTCTTTACACTTAATTTTCTTCATCTGCTCACGAGGTATATCAGAGAGACAGATAGAACCACTTAAAATTGCCATAATTATATTGTTTTTAATGTTACACTTCCAACTACTGGAATCTCTTTTAAATATTTCTTATACAAATCAGGATAATCTTTCTCAAACGCCTTCTTGTCGAAATCCTTTCTGATAGTGTCCTTTTTGCGAGTAAATGATATGATATCACCTTTCCAACTATATTCACCGGCTTCTACCATAGCCATCATAACGCCATCAGT